ATAGGCAGATAGTCTATATCCTGAATATTTCTGCTCCACACTTCTCTTAAATCGTCACCTGTAGATTATGGGTATTCAAAAAACCGTTCATTATTTGGAAAATCGGTGAAGAAGAATACAAATTAAAACTGACAACAGGAGAAATCTCTAGACTAGAACAGATGTATGGTGGAAGTCTTATCAACCTTCTTAATACAGAAACAGGCATGACACCATTATGCACTATGCTGGACATCACACATGGTGGTCTTCAGAAATTCAACAGCAACATCGACAGAAGCGATGTGAATGATATGTTTGATAGATACATCGATGAAGGTGGCTCACAGACAGAGTTCCTTAGTGATGTTCTTATTCCATTGTTCCAGGTATCGGGTTTTTTCTCTGGGGCTCTCGAAACGAAAATGGAAAAGGAAATGGCGGAAGCCAAGAAGAATCTCTAGAAGATATCCTGATTACAGATTACATATACAAGGCGGTCTATGATCCAGCGCTTGATGCTGGAGTAGACCCCTTTTCATTTTGGAATTATTCGTTAGATGAGCTATACGATATTATTTCAGCGCATGAAAGAAAGAAAAAAGAAATGGTGCGACAGGAAGCGATATCTCTTCAGATACAGGCTCTTCAGATAAGGGATTGTATTTCTGCTGTCCTTAATGGCAAGGATGATTCATTCACTCCTGCACAATTGTGGGACTTCTATCCTTCACTTTTTGAAGAGGATAAGAAAGAGTTTGAAAAAGAGAAGGAAAGAAAAGAGATTGCAAGCGCTAGATCTTCTCGTATTGCCTTCAGTAGAAGACATAATGAAGCACTAAGAAAAAGAAAGGCGGTGATGCAGAATGACGGTAGAGGAACTGCAGATAGTAATATCTGCTCAGACGAAATCAGCGAAATCAGAACTGAACAGCGTGAAGAATGAAGTCACCGGCCTAAAGAATCATGTTGATAAGGTCACAGGCTCAATTGGCAATTCATTCAAGAGTATCCGCAATATTGTGGCGGGTCTTGGTATTGCTTCTCTGATTAAATCAACGATATTAGGGAATGTTGATGCTGCAATCAAGAGAGTCGATACTCTTAGCAATTATAGCCGTGTGATGTCGAATCTAGGCGTTGGCAGTGTTCAAGCGAATGCATCGATACAGAAACTAAGCAATAAGCTTATTGGACTTCCAACAACCCTAGACGATGCATCAGGCGCAGTACAGAGATTTACATCAGTGAACAGTAACATCTCTAGATCAACAGATATGTTCCTTGCACTAAATAACGCTATTCTAGCTGGTGGTGCAAGCTCTGAGATACAGAAATCAGCACTTGAACAGTTGTCACAGTCATATGCTAAGGGTAAACCTGATATGTTTGAATGGCGTTCAGCGATGACTGCAATGCCTGCACAGATGAAACAGGTGGCTGAGGCCATGGGTTTTGTCAATGCTTCAGCATTAGGCGAGGCATTAAGAAACGGAACTGTATCTATGGACCAGTTCATGAATACTCTTATGCAGTTAAACACTCAGGGCATTAACGGCTATCAGTCATTTGAGGAACAGGCAAGAAATGCGACAGGTGGAATTTCTACATCAATCGCTAATATGAGAACAGCTATTGTTAGATGTATGTCCGAAGTAATGAATACAATCGGGCAGTCTAATATTGCTGGATTCTTTACCAATATTGCAAAGGCAATTAACTCATGCGTCCCATATGTTGTTGCATTCACTAAAGTTGTTATGGTCGCCGTTGGGTATCTGACGGCACTGTTTGGTGGCAAGTCAAAGAAGTTGAGTTCTTCTTTTGGTGGAGTGTCAAACAATGCTAAGAAGGCAGCAGGAAACACAGGGGCTCTTGCAAAGAATATGAACGATGCTTCCAATAGTTCGCAGAAGCTTTCTAAAGGCGCAAGCGGAACAGGAAGAGGATTAAAAAAGGCAGCAGGTAATGCTTCTAAACTCAAGAAGGAATTGAAAGGAGCTCTTGCTGGATTCGATGCAATCAATAACATCAATTCAAGCAATGGTTCAAGTGATCCGTCTTCAGGTGGCTCAGGTGGTTCGGGCGGTGCTGGTGGTTCCGGTGGTGATATCGGCGGATTCAGCATGGATGACAGTGGTGCAGAAGAACAGAAAGGGCTTCTTGAAGAAGTAGACAAGCAGTTAGAGGAAATCAAGAAGAAGGTCGCGGAATTCTTCCAGCCATTAAAGCAGTCATGGGATAAGTTTGGTGCGCCGATGATTGCAGCTGCAGTTTATGCATTTAACGGCGTCAAGAATCTTCTTATGGAAATCGGCAAGTCAATGTATACAGTGTGGGAAAACAGCACGGGCGCAAAGACTGTTGAACTGATATTGAAGATATTCACTAACATCTTCAAGATAATTGGCAATATCTCTCAAGGATTGGCCGATGCATGGAACACTGCAGGCCTAGGTGATTCAATCATCCAGCATTTATGGAATATATTTAACTCTATATTGAAGATCATCAATGAGATTCTGAAAATTGTGAGAGATATAACTAAAGCGATTGACTGGACTGTAGTACTAGGTGCAGTGAATGTGGTTCTTAGTATCATTGATGGGCTATTCTCTTTCATAGCAGATAATGTAGGTCTTATTCTTGGCATTCTTTCCGCTATTGCTGGATTATCATTGTTTTCTACTCTTGCCGGAATTCTTGGTACTGTTATCACACAGATACAGCTTGCAGTAGGAGTATTTTCAGGTTGGGCATCACTTGCAACTGCATTGAGCGGTGCATTTGGAATTCTTCCACAGATATTCGCATCTATTGTAATGGCTGTGAATCCTGTAAATATCATCATTGGGGCAGTCATTGCTACAGTGGTAGACTTATGGCAGAAGAGTAAGAGTTTCAGAGACGACATCGTAAGCATTCTAGGAAATATCGCCACTATTGTTCAGAAGGTATTTCTAAATATTGTTGCACCTATCATTGATACAGTTGGCGGAATCATCATGGATTTTGTGGACACTGTTCTCAAACCGTTGTGGAACGCATGGGAGAATGTATTCCAGAGCATAATGGGATTATTAAGTGATTTTCTTAAGTTCGCTACGCCTATATTCAGTACGATTCTTGATATTCTAGGACCTGTATTCAAATTAGCCTTAACACTATTGAGAGGTGTATTTGATATGGTATTTGCTGCAATTAGGGGAATTATTGAACGCGCAGACAAAACAATCTGCGAAAGAGTCAACAATATCAGAGAATTCTTCCGTAATCTAGGTGAATGGATGGAAGGAACTTTCGGTTTCAAATGGAAGAATGTGTTTGAAACGGTTAAGAATGCCGTCAAGGCGTTCAGAGACTACGTGGGTCCTATCATTAATTCATTGGAAGTTATTTTCTTGGGTCTTACTAACTTTATCAGTGGTGTATTCTCAGGCAACTGGAGAAGAGCATGGTTTGGTGTCAGACAGATATTTGAAAGTATTGTTTCTGGATTAAGCCACATCTTCAAGGCTCCATTGAATTTCATGATTGATGGAATCAATAAATTCTTAAGCGGCATTGGCAAGGTAAAGATTCCTGACTGGGTTCCTGGAGTCGGTGGAAAAGGATTCTCTATCCCTAGGATTCCTAGACTAGCAAAAGGTGGTATCGTAAGTGCATCCACTATCGCCAATATTGGTGAAGCAGGAACAGAAGCAGTAATACCATTACAGAGAAACACACAGGGACTCGATATGATTGCTGAAAAGATTTCAGAAAGATTATCACTTTCTCAAAATGACGGCACAGGCGCTACCTACGTCATTAAATTAGTTCTTGATGATGGCAGAGTAATCACAAAGATGGTGATTGACAATATCAAGGACTATGAAGCACGCACAGGAAAGCCTGTATTTGACTATTAGGAGGTGGAATAAATGGCAGATGAAGCGAAAATCAAGATAAACGGAACACTTATTCCGACTCCTTCAGAGATTAGCGTAGAAATCAATGATCTAGATTCGGATAGTGTCAGACCTGTCTCAACAGGCATCTTAAGAAGAAATAGAATACGTTCTAACATGCTTAAGATTACATGTACATATAAGTTGAATACATTTACAGATGTAATGAATATTTTGAAGGTACTCACTCCGGCAGAGTTCACGGCAGAACTCTACATTCCTGATCATGGTATCAGAGGAACCAAGAAGATGTATGCTTCAAATAAGAAGTACAATTATAAGAGAGTGCAGTCTGGTCTAAAGGCAGATTCATTCTCTTTCTCTCTGATTGAGGTGTGATCATATGCTTATAAAATATGGAGAGACAAATGTAACGGACAGACTTCTTGATTATAAGATGTCTGTCTCTTTTGCTGACTGCCGTATGATAGGCAACGTTCCATCAATTGAATTGACAATGAAGTTCGATAACTATGACGGCATTCTTGACAATATCGACATCAGCAAGTACTGGGAAGTCAAGGAGAATGATGCATCTGATACAAGATATTTCAAGGTGTATGATCAGCCGGAGAAGTACACCAAGGAACTCACTCTCAAGATGTATGACAACAACTATTCTCTTGACAAGGCATACGATACTAAACTGTCTTATCCTGTCACTATAAAAGACCAGCTAGACGAGATTGAAAGTCTGACTGGTCTTTCTATTATTCGTGAAGGAATACCGCAGTACGTTCTTGATAAGAGCGTATCATGGTATGATAACACGATTGTGATAAGAAACTATCTTGGGTGGATTGCTGAACTGTTTGGGGCTAATGTCTATGCAAAGGGAATTGATTCTATTAGATTTGTTCCAATTGAAAAGACTGCATTTGCAACTACACAGGATTTAACAGATTATGAGAAGAATGAAGTGTATACACTCACAAGAGTATATGCTGAAAATGGTCTCAATCCTCTTTCTAAAGGCGACGAAACAGGAAATACGCTATTTATTGATTCAGCAAATCTATATGCAGATGAACAGAGCATTATAGACAGCATCTATGACAGACTTAAAGGATTGACTTTCAATCAGGTGAAGAATGTCACAATGATATCGGTTGATAATCTTCTTCCTGGTGTTCTTGTCAATTATAACAGTAATGAATTCACTTTCTTTGTATCTGATCTAACTGTCAGTTACAAAGGTGGACAGTTCTCTATGTCTACGGTTGACGGCAGTGTGACAACAAAGAATGAAGAAAAGACAGTGAATCGTGTATCTAATACAACACGAATCAGAAAGCTGCAGGTCCAGCAGGACCAGGAATCCTTGAAACTCGATATAATCGCAAAGGAACAGGAAGGCATCAATGACAAGATGGCGCAATTAAGCCTGTCCAACGAGAAGATATCACTAAGGGTTTCAGAAGTTGAAGAAAAGGCTGGAGAAGCAATAAAACAGGCACAGGGTTCAGTTAAGAAGTTTGTTTGCGAATATGCTAGTTCGAGCGATGGAGTTACACCTCCCGAAACAGGGTGGTCAGAGACTGCACCGACATGGCGTCCTGGATTCTATATATGGCAGAGAACATCTACGACGATTAACAATACTGTCACATACAGTACACCAGTATGTATAACAGGTGCAAAAGGCGAGGATTCTATATTATTGTGTATAGAATCATCAAACGGCACGACATTCAAGAACAGTGATGTGGCAACTATATTCACAGTGAATATCTATGTGGGCGGAGTTGTGATTGATAACTCTTCAAAATTGAGAGAAACATTTGGAGATAATGCATATCTGCAGTGGTTCATCAAAAGGCATGGAGAGACAGAATTCAGCAAGATCCCGTTAGATGATTCAAGACTGAATGATAACGGGTTCATGTTTACTATTTCAGCAAAGGACATTAAATTCAAGGCAGTATTCAACTGCGAGTTAAACATTTAGGAGGAAAATTATGGCAATTAAAGCGGTCAATCAGATTGACGTTATCGACTTAACCGATGGTTATTCCGTCATATTAACTAATGACAACTATACATTCTTAGGTACTACTACTTCTGTAAACGGTACACAGACAACTACTACACAGGTAATGGCATTATGTGGTAGTGAACAGGTTCCGTGTACTGTAGGAACTATCACATGTCCTACAGGAATTTCAGCAGTGTCTGACGGCAAGTCACCAATGCCAACAATCACAGTTACTGCAACATCTGCATTAACTAAGAGTGGTACTGTCACTATTCCTATTGTTGTGAATGGTGATATCACAATCAACAAGACATTCAGTTACTCAATCGCATTCAAGGGTCAGACAGGTCAGAATGGTACAAGTGTTACCGTAAGTTCTACTTCTGTAACTTACCAGGTCGGTGCAAGTGGAACTACTAAGCCAACAGGTGAATGGAGCGCTACTGTTCCAAATGTACCTAATGGTCAGTTCCTTTGGACTAAGACAGTAGTTAGGTATTCTGATGGCAAATCAACAGAAGCCTACTCAGTCTCTTACAAGGGTACAAACGGCTCAAATGGTTCAAACGGTACAAGCGTTACTGTAAGTTCAACATCTGTAACATACCAGGCAGGCACAAGCGGCACTACTCCTCCAACAGGAACTTGGAGTACTACAGTGCCTAGCGTGGCAAATGGTCAGTACTTATGGACAAAGACTGTTGTAAACTATTCGGATGGTAAGCATACTGAATCATATTCTGTATCTTACAAAGGTACAAACGGAATCAACGGAACAAATGGCAAGGATGCTATTACCATGGCTATCACCTCAAGCGGTGGAACAATCTTCAAGAACACTGCTATTGCTACAACTTTAACTGCTCATGTTTATAAAGGTGGAGTTGAAGTGACTGGTTCTGCGTTATCTGCATTAGGAGCTATCAAGTGGTATAAGGACGGCGGAACTACCGCAGTAGCAACAGGTGCGACATACACAATCGGTGCAGGTGATATCACAAACAAGGCAACATTCAGCGCTCAGCTAGAAGGTTAATTATATGGTTAAGGCATCGGCTAGCATGACCCTCGTGAGAGTTAATGATGGCGAGGACGGGCAGGGAATTCGCTCAATCACTCCGGAGTATTACTTATCAGATTCAGCAACGGAAATGCCCGATGCAAGCAGTAACGGGTGGAAAAGCGTTCCCGATGACTACATTGACAAGCATTATTACTGGGTTAGGTCGAAGATATTATGGGATGATGGAACATATACAACGACCACCCCAGTGCTTGCAAATGACCTAAAGTCAATCATTGATGATTACGACAACAGAATAAACAATATGAACAATCAGCTGCAGCAGGCAACTAAGAATGTTTCTTCGTCTATAGAACAGACAAAGGCATCCATCTTACAGACAGTATCAGAGAATTATTACAGTGCCTCTGACGGTGCAAACCTTGCTTCTACTGTATCTACTATTCAGCAGACAACAGAAAGCATTCAGATGGGATTTGTAAAGAAAGAAGACTTTAGTTCTCTTTCTGATACTGTATCAAACAATCAGACTCAGCTGAATACTTATATCAGATTCAATGCAGACGGCATAGAGATAGGTAAGCAGGAATCTGAATTCAAGACAAAACAGACAAACAGCAAGTACTCTATTCTTCAGAACAATGATGAAGTAGCGTATTTTGCTAATAACAGAATGTATAACTCAAACATCGAAGTTTCTAGTTCATTAAGGGTTGGAAACTTCGGATTCATTGTTAACCGCGATGGATCATTAACATTTAAGAAAGTAGGTGGTGACTGATGGCAACATATGCAACTTGCAGTGCTTCGTTTGGTGGCGGTAATGGCAATGTCACAATGACAATGACACGAACAGGTGTCAATGTTGACGGAAACTATGATTTATGGACTGCTACGCTGACAAAGTATTATAAGTGGAATATCAATTCAAATGCTACTAAATACGGCTCTATGTGGGCAAATGGCGCACTCATCTGGTCGGGCGGTGTGACTATTGGAGGAAGTGGAACAAAGACACTTGCGACGGTTACTAATATTAGAATCCCTCATGACAGTAACGGTGGCAAGCATTTTGATTTCTCATTCTCACAGGAATTGAAAGTAACTCTTTCGGGTAGTTATGTGGGCAGTGTATCTGCTTCGGGCGGTGTTGACTGCGATGTCATTCCTAGAGCAACTAAGCCTTACTGTTCTCCAACATCAGTTTATTTTGGAAACAGTGTGACAATCAAGACACCTAGGGCATCATCTGACTTTGGTCATGTAATCTCATACAGTTATTACGATATGAATGTACAGATTGCTGATAATCAGTGGAATGACGAATTCAGATGGACAGTACCGACTTCACTGATCAGCAAGATGACTAACACGTCATATTCATATATGACATTCAAGGTAGATACATACAATCGTGCCGGAAAGTACATCGGTACTAACTACTGCCGATTGGATTTAGTACTGCCATCGGGCTATGAGCCAACTGTAACAGGAATCACATACACAAATGAAGATGCTGCAATCGCAAAAAGATTCGGAGCATCAACAATTATACAGGGCGTTTCGAAAGTCAAATGTAATGTATCAGCAACGGCGAAGAACGGTGCTTCAATTACTTACTATTACAATGAGATTGATGGACAGATCATACCTGGACCAAACAGTTTCTTTACAACTCAGCCGTTGAAATCATCTGGCACAGTTACACTTAAATCGACAGTTACAGATTCAAGAGGACAGAAGGCCGCACTTTCGAAGAATATCAGTGTCACGCAGTGGTGGTCACCGACTGTTAAGAATGTCACTGCACAACGTTGGAATGTATCGACTAACAAAGCTGACGATGAAGGTACGGCAGTTAAGATTACTTATTCATTTTCAATTGCACCTGTTGCAAATAAAAATGATAAGTCTGTCATGATCCAGTATAAAAATGGTGAAACATGGACTACTCTTGCAACTTATACAGATTCATACAGTGGCGAGAACAAGGTATATATATCATCTGCTGGCAAGTTCAGCGCAGACAATGCCTATTCTTTCAGAGTGCTTGTGAAGGATTATTTCACTACAGATGGTGTTGCATCTTATGCTGCTATCGCTCCTTCATTTAAACTGCTTGATTTTTCGGCTGATGGCAGAGGAATTGGAGTTGGATGCAAGGCAGAGAGTGGGAAATTAAAGGTGGATATGCCTCTTGAAGCGCAGTCATACAACGGTTATGTATTTGATTTCGATACAGAAAATCAGACTGATACATGGGTGCCCGTGCTCACGGATAAGAAGATACAGCATAGAGTTATTGGCTGGTCTGATTGGATCTCTTGTGGAACTAATGCATGTGGTATCACACTGAAATACCGATATAACGACGGATTGAAACTCTGCGAACTGAACTGGGATGGTTTGGTAAGCGCCCCAATCGGAGGCAATACTATGGGGTACATGTGGACAGGATTTCCTGCCGACAAAAAGCCAAAAAGCAATATGTTCATTCCCATAGCAAACCCCGCTGCAGACGCTGGGCTAGTCATCAGATATTACCCTATAACCAACGATGTCACAAAAGGTAATTTCACCTTGACTTCACTAAGAAACACCATAAACAACGTTTACATTTGCGGTTTTTATACATATTCATATGTTTAAAAAGGAGAAGAAAATATGAAATTATATGATACATCATTAAAATACATGGATGCGATTAACGCAATTGGAGGCACTATTGTAGCAGTATTGACTGCTGCATTAGGCACACATTGGTTTTTATTCGTAGGATTTTTAATCTTGAATATTATCGACTACATCACAGGAATTAGAAAATCTCGTTTGACAGGAAAGGAGAATTCCGCTAAAGGAGTCAGAGGTGTATGGAAAAAGTTAGGTTACTGGCTCATGGTGCTAGTAGCATTTCTTGCATCTTCTATTTTCATTGAGATTGGACAGACAATTAACATCGATTTGACTATCACAACTTATGTTGGATGGTTTACATTAGCATCTCTCATTATCAATGAATTAAGAAGCATCATTGAGAACTTCGTGGAAGCCGGAGACAACGTACCATCTGTTTTAACTAAAGGCTTAGAAGTAGCAGAAAACGCTATCAACAAGGAGAATAACAATGGGTAATGACGAATTTCTAAAGATTGCAGTTGAAGAAGTAAGAAGATATACAAAAGAACATCTAGAAGATCCACAGGATTTCGATATCTATGTTGTGTGGGTGTGTAAGACACTTCAGAACAATAAGGCATTATTATCAACTACACTTTCAGATGGTATGTATTTTGAAGCAACTTATAATGGAGACAAAAAAGAATTATACTTTGATGCCTATCATAAATTAGAAAACAGATGTATTAAGGTGGAGGATTAAACAATGGAATTACAAGACACTGTAGAACTTATGAACAGTTCTGATTATAAGGATAGATTCAAGGCTGAGTACTGGCAGGCAAAAATCAGATATGACAATTTAGATGATATGACTGTCAAGTATGAGGCACGTACTTTGACATTCATTCCTAGATGCTCACTAGATTTATTAAAAGAGCAAAAAAAGCATTTAGGAAATTATATTCGCACTCTTAAGATTAGAGCGGAAATCGAAGGAATTGAATTATAAGAGGTAGAGTCAAAAGTTTATGAAAAACTTGATGAATGACAGATTTCAGGGCTCGATGAACGATGCGATATCATTCATGT